CTTCGGGGAGTGACTTCTTGACCTGTGCAGGAGTGGCACCGGAGACGCGAGCTTCTGAGATGCCAGCAGCCGATTTCGTCATGCGCTGGATGGTCTTCGTCACCTGCTTGGCGATGGCGCTCTCTCCACTGACGACAGTGTAGAGCATGTCCATGTACTCGGCAGGCGACATGTTGTTCGGCTGGATCTTCTTCGCCAGTTCGACCATCGCGGGCTCGAACTTCTCCCATCCGGGGTGCGACTTGGTGAACTCGCTCTTGACCTGGTTCGCCTGTTCGAGCGCGGCCTTGGCCAACGACACCTCATGGGCCTCACGGAGAGGAGCCACGAACTTCTCGACGAGCTTCTCAAGCGCTGGCTTGAGTTGCGCGGCGGCAGTGGGACCGAGATGCTCGGAGAGAGCCTCCACGATCTCGTCCTTGGTGTCACGAGTCGCGCCCGCTGCGGGTGTGGCAGGAGGTGCTTCGACCTTCAGACCACGAGCCATCGCCAGTTCGAGGATGACCTGATCTGGGTTGGTGGAGAGGGCTTGCAGCAGACGCTTTGCAGGCGCGAGGGCCTGGGTTTTCTTGGTGAACGCGGATTGGAGCGCTTTGCGGAGAGCAGCAGGATCGTCTTGGAACTTCTCGAATTCCTCGTCGGGAAGAACCTGCTCCTCGGTGTTGTCTTCGGTGGCACTGTCAGCGGTTGCTTGCTCAGGGGCCTCCGCTTGGGCCGATTCCTGAGTGGGGCCAGGCGCTACTGTGTCGTTCCCGGCGGGGGCAGGAGTGCTGACACTTTCGCCGCTTGCTCCGCTCACACTGGGAACCGTTGCTGTCGCCATTCATCTACCTCCGGCTTGCGACTATGGCATTTCGCGTGCCAAAGTCAAGAGAAATCTTCATATTGGGAGAGGCTTACGCGGACGCTCGTTGTTGGGGGCTCGCGTGGGAGGAGGAGGCGGCGGCACTGGCACTGGCTCTGGCGCGGTCTCCTGCCACACGTTCTTGTACATCGGGGTCAGGATGTCCTCGATGGTGGTGACGCGCTTGCCGGGATCGAAGCCAGGGAGCCACGTCGGGTCGATGTAGCCCCACACGTAGCCGCCGGGGTTGTCGCCCTGCAAATGCGAGATAGTGTTGTTCCCCTCGAAGGCTTTGGTGAAGTCGTTCACTGGGTCTTTGCTCGGGTTGTAGCTGTCCCAAAGCCGCTGGAAGGACAGGTTGGCGAGGAGATCCCCCACGCCCGTCAGGTCTGCGGTGCCTGACTTCGCCCCGACGAGCTTGGACGAAACGCGCTGCGACTTCTGCGGCGGGAGGAGGGTCTTGACCCACTCGCCGATGGGATCTGGCGCTGGGGGAGCTGGCACGATGTTACCGCCCGGCAAGAAACTATCCGGCGGCGTGTAACCTGGCGGCATGATCGGGTTGTACCAGTTGTCAGGTGGAGTGAAACCACCACCAGGGTTGTACTTGCCGGGGTTGATGTAGAGATCGTCTCCTGGGTTTGGCATTAGAGCCTCGCTCGCAGTTCGCGCAGACGCATGGTCAGGCGCTTCATCTCCTGCTCGGTCTTCGCGCGCGCCTTGGTGGACACGAGATCAGGGTTCCAGTGCTCGAGGATGAGCTTCAGCCGCTTGCGCTCGGCGTCGAGGCGCTTCATCTCCTCCTTGTCGAACTTGCTCTCGTCATCCGACTTGGGCCTGACGAAGACATCAACCTCCATGTCGTCGGCCTTCGTCACACGCTTCTTCGCCTCGTCCTTGATCGAAGGGAACTTGGACACTAGGACGTTCGACATGCTCATCATCGTCAAATCTCCTGACCGGGCATGCCTTTGCCCTTCGCGCGAAAATCCGACTTGTTCTTTGCCAGCAACTTCGTGCGCTGGTAGTGCGAGGTGACGTGGACAGGCCCATCGGGAGAGATGTGTTCGTCCCAATATGCCTGAAATGGCCTGTGTTCGAGGGGTTTTTCATGCTTGGTGGGATCGCCCTTGCAGAAGGGGAAGTCGCCGATGCCGTAGTAGGCACCGCACACGTCGCACTTGACCTTAGTGTCATGCTTCACCAGACCCTCCGCGTCCATCAGAAGCCTCCTCGGGGCGCTGGCCCCATCGCGGCGGTGGCTTGCTCGATCTGGGGAGGACCGGGGACGGGGCCGGGAGCCGCGACACCACCTTGCGGGGCAGCGGGGAGCCCGGTCGGGGTGGGCTTGGAGGAGCCGCCGTCGAAGGGAGGCATGACCGGCATCCCGCTCGCGGCCATGAGCTGCATGTTCATCTGGAAAGTGACGACCTTCTGGAGTGCCGCCTTGATCTCCTGGATTTCCTTCTCGGCCTTGACCCCGAAGTAGTTGAGCGTCTTGCGCAGGATCACGTCGGAGGAGAGGAGGTAGAGCGCGTTGGGCTGGAGCTGTTGCAGCAGCATCATCCAGTCCTGCTTCTCACGCTGCTCCACGGCGGGCATCATCGAGGCCATGTCCACTGAGATTTCCCAGTTGGCGTAGTCCTCCAGGTACTCAGGGCGCATCAACTGGAAGCTCTCGGCGATCTCCTGCGCCTCCTGCATCCCGCCAGCGGAGAAGGGGTCCACGTTGGTGTAGATCCAGAAGGGCAAAGACGCTTGTTCGTAGAGCAAAGCGAGCAGGATTCGCGCGATCTCGGACATCCAGGCGGCGACAGTCTCGCGCTGATACGACTCTCTCACCTTACTGTCGGTGGAGATGATGTTGGCTTGGGTGGCGGTTTCGGATTCGGCGATGTTGCGCTGCTCCCCGCCGATACTGGATACCTCGGTGAAGTCAGTGCGCGACATCATGTGCTGCTGGAAGATCGCGCGGTCCTGCTGGGCGTCCTCGATGGGCTTGATGGCGTCGTGGTTCTGCACTTCGATGATGGTGCCGTCCTCGCCCATCTCCAGGGCGTCCATCTGATCGGGGTCGATCTTGCCCTTGAGCGCTGTGTACTTGCGGTTGAAGCGCTTCCGGTGGATCCGCATGGATTCGCGCTCATCGTTGACTTCGCGCTGCGGGTGAACCCAGTTGTACGCGGGGGGAAGCGGATAGTAACTGTCGAGGATGTCGTGGAATTTGAGGAAAGCGAGCGGCAGGGTCTTGTAGGACTCGCCGTCCACCAGGAATCCCTCGCCAGTGTCCGCGAACACGTAGCGCTTGTGGGTGCGGAGATCCCAGATGCGGATGAGCTTGACCATGGAGGTAGAAAGGGCGCGTTTCATGCTCGCGGAAGGGGTCACGTACCCCGATTCGTCGCGCAGGACCGAGTTGGCCTTCAGATCCTTCACGGGAGCGAAGAACTTGTTGCTCTCCACGTCCTCTTTGCGCACGTACTCGTAGTAGCCGATCCAGTCGTTCGCCAGCAGGTCGTTCTTGTTGGAGATGGACACCATGATCTGCTCGGCGGGGATGCGCCTAACGAAGGGCTTCTCATCAGTAACGAGGAATTCAGGCTCCAGGACGGGCTGGTCGTCGTCATCCATCAGCTCCTCGTCGGATTCGGCCTTCAAAGCAGGCTTTCCGGCGCGGGGATTCTCGATCACGTTGCCCGAGATGCCCACTTCCACGCATCCGAAGCGGAAAAACGCCTCCTGCAAAGCGAGCGCGCACGCTGGAAGCACGCCGACCCTGCGATCACCCATGAGCGTGTTGAGGGTGGACTCGAACAGCATCGCGCGGTACTCGGTGGTGTTGAGGGGATCGTCTGTGCGGGAGGGGTTTGGGCGCACGCGGACGAAGGGAGTGCGGAAAACCAGCGAGGGGCGGCGCGTTTCGACGGCGGAGAAGAACAGGTTGACGTAGTATTTGTCAGTGTCGGGGTCTTCCTCCACCGACCATTGGCCCGTGCCGACGTACTTCGCGTGGAGTTCACGGCACCTGAAGACATCCTCCCACTCCTTGTGGAGCTTCTCGGCCGCGTCGAAGCGGTTACGCCACTCCTCCAGGCGGTCTAGTGTCTCCTCGTCTGCACTGGGCACATCTGGCTCGTCTTTGGTGGTGCCCTTCTTCTTCGCCATCAAATCCTCCCGTAGCGCTTGGCCTCGCGGCGGGCCACATGGGACATCCTCCTGCCTTCTCTAGCCTTTATCCGCTTCAAAAGCAAGAGGTTTCCTTTGAACGTGCCAGCGAGCTTCTTTGGCTGCTTGGACTCGAAGGCGGACAGGCGACCGGCGACGTGGTAGCGAATGGGATCGTAGGCGTGGTCCTCGATGCTGTCGTCACGATCATCCGAGAAGACAGGTTCGCCCAGATACGTGCCCACTTTCTCTCTGCGCTGTGACTCAAGCTGCTGTACGCACTTCACACAGCCGTGCGGGTATGACACTGTGCGCTGAAGGAAGTAGAGACGGGGAGCACCTTCCTCGCCAGTGAAGGGATTCGGGTGCTTGGGGTCGATCTTGAGCAGCTCGTTGATCAGGTTGCGGGTGCCGAACTCGTCATTGTCCCCACGGTCGAAGAAGATAGCGGTTTCGCGGTCGTAGGTGGTGTCCTCGTACTCGTCCGACACTGAGTACCTGCCGCCTTTGCTCTGCATGGTCTTGTTGAAGATGGCGGGGTCCGCGATACTCGTCTGATACTGTGCAGGCTCCATGTACACTTCTCGCGCGCGGGCTTGGATGTCGAAAATAGCCCGTCGATGGCGGGAAATCAGCACGTTGCCTTGATAGTATTCGCGGTAGACGATGTGGTTTCCTTCGGGGTCTACCGCCCACCAGAGCATGCAGGAGGGAGCGTAGTCGCCGTGATCGTAGCTGCGATGGAAGGTGTTGCGCTCGCTGAAAACCCGCGCAAGGACATCCTCCGTGGGCTCCAGGATACTGGCATTGGTGATCTGGTGGATCAGGCCGCGCGAGGAGCCCCAGTTACCGTGTACGTAGCGGTCGATGAACTCGTCGCTGCGAGAGAGGAGCTGGGTGCGGTTCTGCTCCGACAGGTGGATATTGTCGAGGGAATCCATCTGGATGAGCTTGTACCCTAGGTCCGCGTAGGAAACCTTCGGCGCGGAGCGGCGAAGTCGCGCGGCAAGCTCAGGATGGGGGATGCGCTTCTCCCAATGGTCCCCGGAGTCTGGATGGAATCTCCTATAGATCCAATGGAGCTTAGTGTCGGGGTTGCACGTCACCATGGAGTAGTTGGGCACGAGGGCTTTCCCAGCGGGGGTGCGCCAGGGCCAAGGCTCGGTGTAGGTTTCGCTCCACCAGTCGAGCAGCCACGCGGGGACTTCGGCCTGGTCCCACCGGCCAAGGCGGGCCGAGAGCTTGTCGAATATCTCCTCCTCCACTTCCTCTCCCTGGTCGATCAGGAACCAGTTGATCTCGATGCCCTGGATGACGTTCTCCTGCTCGGGATCGTCCAGGTGGAGCCAGATGATCTCGGAGCCATTGTTCAGGCGTAGTATCTTCTCCTGATCGCTCCTTCGCCCGTACATGTAGGCTTCAGGCGGGCAGAGCTTGAAGAAGGTGGACATTGTGGTCTTTTGCAGGTCTACCCACTTGCGCCGCGCGATCACGCCCCGGTTGCGCGGGAACACGTCACTGACAAAGAGGGCCTTCAGCGCGCCCAAGAACGTCTTGCCAGATCCATAGCCACCCGACATGCAAAGGGGATCCGGCCCGTACTCGAACGCCGCTTTCTGCAAGGGGCTGGCCCACTGGACCTTCTGTGCGGTGAGCTTGGCAGAGATGTACGACTTGCGGGGGAGACGGTTGTTCGCCACGGCCCCGGAGCAGAACAGATCACGGGGTTAAGGTCAAGAACTGTTTCCTTT